AGCTTGTGAGTGGGTTTTGGCCTGTTCTCGTCTGTTTCCACATAGTGTATCCATATGGGCCGTTCCTATGAAGCATTAGGGCGGGAAAAAACGAAGCTGTTGTGGGGAGTTCATGAGAAAATTTATAATTTTTAAGATATTCAATAGATCGAAAATCATCATTAGACGGTCCAATATGATTTAAGTATTGTTTTATCTGCGGTAGAGGTAAAGATTCGCCTGTTACGGTCTCGCGTTCTGATAAAAAATAAAACAATATTTTTGAAAATTGCTCATCGGGATCCCAACCAGAAGTTTCATATATAAATGTATTTAATCCAACAAAATCTTGATAATAATTAGCCATCTTATACTCCGAAAATCTCTGATGCTGTTGGGAAATTTAATGCTGGAACATATCCAGAATCCCCTTCTATAATTACTGATGAACTTAAAATTCCATCCCTTGGTGTGTAACCATAAATTCTTTGTTTTCCACTTGTAACTGAATAATTATTACCCAAAGAGGAAGTTATCCACAGATATTGAAAATCAGATTGTGGTATTAAAGAGGTCACGAAAGCATTATCATAATTATTTGTTAATACAGGAACCAAAACACTAGAATTATCTGCTGGTATTTTTCTCCCATTTCTTTGAATTTTATGAAAATTTGGTGTTGTAACATAATTTGCATTCGATATTACACCATATGTTGAATCATGCCCAAATTGACCTGTGTGTCTTCTTAATAATGTTTGCAACCCGTCTCTCTTTTGGATTTGACTGTCTGTTCTTATTGTACCAATTTCACCACTTCCAGAGGAACGAACAGTATAATTTCTATAATTAATATCATTATAGACAGAATATTCTCTCGCATACACATCAAGATACCCAAGTGAGTTAACCTCGATACCACCAGGTGCGGAGAATCGTGAAGTAATAATTGTATTTGTTGTTGAGCCTGTTATGACAGCATTAACAATATCTGTTGAATATGTGTATGATATACTGCCACCGGTGATTCCACCAGCCGTTTCATCAAAGCTGCTACCGGGGCTTGGACTTAAGGTGAAAGCTATTGATAGGCTTGAATCGCCTGTAATCGACTTCATATGAATCTGTGCAGACCCCACGGGGGTGACTTGTGGAATTATTTCAAAAGTGTAATTGGCTGCAAAAAATGAATTGTTTGTCTCGATTGCTCCGGTAACATTCGCATAATATTCTGCATTAGAAGAACCAGTTAACACACCCGCTCTGCCTCCGGTATGTCCGTTATTGCTTGGGTCCATTTCAATTGTGGATACCTGTCCACCGGCAGTTGTCAATCTCAAACTATCGACATCGGCGATTGAACTTGTTCCCTTTACAAGAAAAAAACCATCATGAAGTGTTTCATGTTTTGTCACAGCAGAATCAGGCTGGCGGTTATTGTTATGAACACCAAACACATTTCCCGAAGTAAATGCAGCGATACCCAACATAGTCATCGGATGTGTTGTAGCAGGTAGTATCGATGAAATAGCTGGTGGCAAATAAAGTGATTGCTCTGGGTTCTTTCTTAGATAAAGATTATTTTGTTGTTTTCCAAAACTTTGAACAACTTCATGATTCTGTGTAAAATTACCATGAGTAAAGAAAGGACTGCTGCCAGTTTGTGTTTTAATATTTTTTATATTAACTGGTCTCTTGGCTCTTTCGGTTCTAAAATATGTTGCACTTTTTCTTGATGGGTCAGGATAAGGACCGCCATAATCAGAACCAACAAAACCAAAAGCACCATCAGAGCCTGAGTATTCGCTGAACAATATTTGCCATGCTTCTTCGCGAGTGTATTCATCATGAAGTCCATTTGGAGGTGCTATGCCAGTTTCATCAGATATTCTGAGTGCATCATAATAATTCAAATCAACATGGCGATGTTGGCGGCCTCCAACCCAATTTCTTGTAAAAGGGCTCTGCATAGGAACATCGTTAGTATAATAAGTTGTATCAGAGTGAACATTAGTTAAAATAGCACCGCTGCTAAAATGTTGTACGACATGGGAATTATAGCCAGAATTCAAAGACCCAGATATTATATTAAGAGGCATCTTTTCAGCACCAAAGGTAAACAAATAAACATCTTCTTCGTTTGCAGGACCCACAGGGGCAATTAATTCGTGTGTGTATTTACCCACAAACCCTTCAACAAGGACTTCTTTTTTTAAATTTGGTATTAAAGTATCATCACACTCTTGTTGTTCTTTGATACCTGCACCTGCACCTTGTCCAACCATAAATGTATTTAAAGGTAGGCCGCCAGAAACATCACCGGCACGGTGAACAAAGTCATGTATTATTTCTCTATCTTTATTAAGATTATAATTAATTCCCCCATGTACTGTTGGCACCAATTGTTTGCCCAATTTATAAGGCTTAGATAGAGTTCTAAAAACATAAGTGGAACCTTTATACATGTGACCATCGGTACGAAATAAATCTGGGATTTGAACATCATCATGTTTGTTAATTATTGTTCTTATTTCTTCTCGTTGGATTATATCAGTTCTTTCTTTCCGATCTTTTTGCCATAAACAATTTTCATTTTCATTATTTGTTAGCGGGGAATGACCATGTTCCCAATCATAATTCATTTCGGCATGGCCTCTTATAGCTGCCTCTGGAATATCTAATTCCATAATGATTGGGAATTTATTTTGATGCTTGTTTCTTTCCAATATATGACTATCTATCACATTTGAAATGCCGCCAGAGTATCTAGCACTCAAGGGAAACAAATCTTCTACAAGGCGAGAAACCGAAGTATCAATCCATTTAAAGTATTCCGAGAATCTATCGAAGTCCATGTCGCCGGTCACTCTATCAAAAAAGAGTCTTCTTAAGATATTTAATTCTTTATATTCTATTCGATATCTATCGACTGGTTTTCCGATTAAATTACTAAACTCAGCAATAGTCGAAAACATATTAAGCATTTCTTCTGAAATTGCCTGATACATGCTTTTTTCAAGAGCATAAAAATTATCCGATAAATCTTCGTCCCTTATAAAATATTTTTGTTCATCACCTTTGACAAAAATATTATCAGAAACGACCGAAATTTCTGGTAGTTCTTTCTTTTGTGAAAATATATTTTCGTTAGAAACAAAAGATGTTTTACTATTTCCAAAATTATAACCACGGCCTTTATGTTCGCGTCGAATTATATTATCAATCCATCCATAAATCGTATCAGTAGAGCCACTAGAAAAGTCTTCTACAATAAAATTGCCAGCCGAATCAGAGCCCGTTACAATATTGAAATCCCAATTTATAGCCAACATATCGCTGCTTGGGATCTCAGTTGTCAAGCCATAAGGAAATGTTGTTGCTGGTCTGTTGCTTTCTTTTAGACCATAATTTGATGGATCAAGGTTGTGTTGTCTAATAATTGTTTTATTTAAATAATCTTCATATAATCTAAAAGCACCAATTTGTAAGTCGGTTTGTTGTAAAACAGATCCAGTAAAATTGGTTGCATGTGCTCCAATATAAAATCTTTTGGCATTAGACAAAAAGCTAGATCCACTATCATAATTCAAACTAGCAGTCAACAGAAACTCAGATCCTATATCATCGTAAGCATGTGTAACTCCATAAAACTCTAATGTATAATTTGGATTAGAAGAAGTTACAACATTTCCAACTAATTCATATTTGTCGGGCCTTACACTAACGGCCAGGTTCCATCTTTGATTATCATAAATTTCACCTATGACGCTCGATGTCAGATTGATTGTGCCATCTTGATTTTTTATAACAAATTTTGCATTATCTGATTCTTTTTTATCTCTAACCAAATAAACTTGAAAGTTTGCAATCTCCCCCGAGGCCCAAGTAAAATTAGATACGTCAGAAGAGACAGCCTCATGTACACCGAAAATTGAGGAAGATATAAATGTAGTTTCAAAATAACCTTTTTGGTGAGCCTTGATTTTATGAGGTACAACAATATCCACTTCTGCTGTAAAAGCCGAATATCTTTCTAATTTTTCGGCTCCAGAGCCAGAAATAAATGTGTTGGAATTATTTGTCGAAGAAGTTTGATATATTGTTGATGAAAAATAACTTGAACTGTTAAAATTTATATATTTTGTATTAAGTGTTGTTCGTTTTGTCTTATTTGTAAAATAATGTGTACCATCATCAGTATAAACATTTAATTTAACAAGCTCATCATCGACACCAAAACATCGAAGAAGATTTCTTATAGATTTTTCAGTACCTTTGGATTTATAAATTTGATCTAAATTATTATAAATGTTTGTATAAATTAAATTTTTAATTTCTATTAGGTCTTTTTCATATAAAACCCTGTTGGTGTCTCTATCTCCAAATTTTTCTAAAATTTTCGTATCAACAAATAAATTATTGACTGTGATTCCTTTTTCGGATAAAAGTCTATCTGCAAATGGCAGTGGTTCTTTATCGGATTCAATATATTTTTTATCTTTTAATTTTGGCAACTCTGTTATTTGAGCATGAAGAGTGTCAAAGTAATTTGACATAATTTGGAACAAATATTTTACATTACTGTTACTTTCCTCATCTTCTTCGCGTATCCACTGAGGAAGGCTGTTTATCAGCATATTTCCATTTTCCTGGTCCCAGTCAGAACCAGATGTCTGCATTTCTGATAGGAGATTAACAACATCAGTATGTGAACTATAAATTATAGGATCAGCAACTTCAGTCGATACTAATCCAGAAACAGTAAAAGCCGAATCTGTTGAGCGGGCACCAGAAGAATAACCAACCCAGGTTCCATTAGCAATACGCCCAGAATAGTCCAACACCACAGAATCTGTTGAAGACACACCAAGCACACCTTCATTAAACTTATAATAAACCCCAAGATCCGTATTGGCATCATCAGTATTAGTACCGCC